GCTACGCAAGAGGCTAATTACTTGCATATCACACCTACCTATACATTTGAGCAGGATAGATACTATACCATTAGAATCACAGGAACTAACGAGATATATAGAGGTAAAGTGTTCTGCACTAACCAAACGGACTTAGAGAAGTTTAGTATTAACAATGGTGAGTTCACTCACTATGAGGATACTGATAATGATAATCAATACATTTACCGATGAGTAATATACGAATCGTTAACCTCGCCTCACATACAACCCCTGCGGTAGTTGAAGACAATCGTAAGGAGTGGGTAGCGTATGGCGAAGACAACAACTACTTCCAATACCTTATTGATAGGTACAATGGTAGTGCGACAAACAATGCTATCATCAATGGTATGACCGAGCTTATGTACGGCAAGGGATTATCTGCGACTGATGCCTCTCGTAAGCCAGAGGCGTATGCTCAAATGATGAGCCTATTCAAGCGTTCTTGTTTGCGTAAGGTAACCTTTGACCTTAAAGCATTGGGTCAAGCAGCGTTCCAAATCATTTACAACAAGGATAAGAGTAAGATTGTACAGGTAGCACATATGCCTATAGAGACACTACGCTTTGAGAAGATGAATGAAGATGGTGAGGTATGTGGGTACTACTACTCTAAGGATTGGACAAAGATTCGTAAGAGAGGGTATGAGCCAACAAGAATACCTGCCTTTGGTCACGGAGAGAAGGGAGATGCTTTAGAAATCTATTGTATCAAGCCTTATCGTTCTGGGTTCTATTACTATTCTCCTGTAGACTATCAAGGTGGTATCCCTTATGCTGAGTTAGAGGAGGAGGTAGCAAACTACCACATAAACAACATTAAGAACGGTCTAAGTCCTTCTATGTTGATTAACTTCAACAACGGAGTGCCTACTGAGGAGGAGAGAGAACTTATAGAGCGTAGAATCATCCAAAAGTTTAGTGGTACTTCTAATAGCGGTAAGTTTATCCTTGCGTTTAACGATAATAAGGAGATGGCTGCAAGTATTGAGCCTGTACAACTATCGGATGCGAGTGAGCAATACCAATTCTTAGCAGACGAGAGTATGCGTAAGTTGATGGTAGCCCATAGGGTTACTTCACCTATGCTTATGGGTATTAAAGACCAAAGTGGTTTAGGTAACAATGCTGATGAGTTGAAGACTGCAAGTCTACTCTTTCACAACACGGTTATACGACCTTTCCAAGAGATGATTTTGGATGCTATAGATGATATCCTTGCTTACAATCAAATAAGCCTTAACCTCTTCTTCAAGACATTACAACCTTTAGAACTCCAAGCAGATATTACTGAGGAGCAAAGAGAAGAACTTAGCAAGGTAGATGAGGATTGTTGTACAACGGAGTTGAAAGAGGATTCTCGCCCTTTTCTTGATGACAAGTTAGCCCACGAGATGTTAGATGCATTGGCTGACTTGGGTGAGGAAGAGCCAGAAGGCTATGAACTCGTTGATGCAGAAATTGTAGGTGATGATGAACCTGAAGACTTTGATGTAGAGAACTACCTCAACGGACTTACTGAATTATCAGCAAAACAAGATAGCACTCAAGATGGAGACATCTATAAGGTGAGATACAAGTATGTGAAGGGTACTAAGAAGACTGCTAAGGGCAGTTCTCGTACTTTCTGTAGAACTATGCTATCTCAAGGGAAATTGTACCGTAAAGAGGACATTGGTATGATGAGTGCAAGAGGTGTAAACAAGAGCTTTGGACACAAGGGTAGAAACTATTCTTTGTTTAAGTACAAGGGAGGGGTAAACTGCTACCATAGATGGGAGCGTAGAATCTACAAGAAGAAGTTGAAGAAGAACGGAGAACCTTACGGTGGCGATGCACTACGAGGTACGAGATATGTTAATGTTAACCAAGCGGTAAGAGAAGGATTTAAGCTACCTAAGAACCCTAAAGAGGTTGCAGTAGCACCAATAGATATGCCAAGACAAGGGCATCACCCTAATTACAAAGGATAATGGCAAAAGTATTATTTATAAAGAGAGATGACATTGTACGCAATAGCGTACTCTCTGGTAATGTAGATAGCGACAAGTTCCTACAATTCATTGAGATTGCTCAAGAGATACACATACAAAACTACTTAGGCACTAAGTTGTACGATAAGTTGCGTACTGATATTATTGCAGATAGTGTACCTGCTGCTTATGCTACTTTGTTGGATGACTATGTACAACCGATGTTAATACATTGGGCTATGGTTGAGTATTTACCTCACGCTGCCTACACGATAGGTAACGGTGGTGCGTATAAGCATACTGCTGAGAATAGCATAGCAATGGAGAAGAACGAAGTAGACTTCTTAACCAACAAGCATAGAGACATTGCAGAACACTATACTCGTAGGTTTATTGACTTTATGTCTTTCAACAATTCTACTTATCCCGAATATAACACGAATAATAACGATGATGTACACCCAGACAAAGATGCAGTCTTCAATGGATGGCAACTCTAAGAAACGCTACAAAGTCAAAGAGGTTAACTTAAAGAAGCTCAAGAGGCTTGTAAAAAAAATAGAAAGCAATGAACTACGGAAGCATATATAGTTCTACATATTGGGGAAACGGAGTTACTGATAATACTATTGGTTGGGGTTCTGTGTATGAAGATTTAGTTTCATAAAAATGAACGACAAGAACTACATACCCTCTCGCACCTCTCCTAAAGGTGGTAGAAGAGGTTGTCTATGTTGGGAAACCTCAACCTACTCTATAGAGTGTTGTGATGGCTCAGTAAGAGCGCAAGGTATTGGTAGTGTTTACTTTAGCGAAGAAGACTCAAATTTACCAATAAACTTATCACCACCTGTTATTTCTGGAACTGCTGAGAGAGGAGAAACTTTAACAAGCACTACAGGTACTTGGACAGGCACAGGCACAATAACCTTTGCATATCAATGGAAAAGAGACAATGTTAATATTAGCGGTGCTACATCTTCCACTTATGTGTTGGTAGCAGATGATGATAATACAAGCATCACTTGTGTAGTTACTGCTACTGATGATGTAGGTTCTACAAGTATTTCTTCAAATGCTATTAGCCCTATACTTGGTTCTCCTTATAATTTGGTTGCACCTGTAGCAAGTGGAACAGGACAAGTAGGTCAAACACTATCTACTACTAATGGTAGTTGGCAAGGTATTGCTACAATTACATTTACCTATCAATGGAGAAGAGATGCAAGTGATATTAGTGGAGCGACATCAAGCACTTATACATTAGTTGCTGATGATTATGCTACAGATATTGATTGTATGGTTACTGCTACAAATACTTTAGGAAGTGCTAACCAAGACTCTAACGATATAGCAAACATTGCAGGAAGCGTTCCTGTCATAAGTGGAGTTCCTACAATAAGTGGAACTGCAAAAGTAGGTGAAACATTAACGGCTACTGCTGCAAGTGTTACAGGCACACCAACTCCTACGGATACATTCCAATGGCAAAGAAGTGATGATGGTAGTACAGGATGGGCTAATATATCTGGTGCTACAAGCACAACATATACGGCAGTATCAGCAGATGAAGGTAAGTATCTAAGAGTAGTACAAACATCTACAAATGAAGCAGGAAGTGATACTGCAAGTAGTGCATCTACTGCTCAAGTAGCATCAGCATTTGACTTCTTGTTTGATAATTATAGCACAGGTGTTTTAGCTGGCTACTCTATGAGAAAGTTAAGCTCTACCTATAGCGGTGAATGTATAGAGGTTACTCAAGATGGTTTAACTTTTACGGATATTGGTTTTTCAAACAATGTGTTAGATGAATCGGCAATCAATACTATAGCGGAAAATGGTGACCCAGTTTATGTTTCTAAAGTGTATGACCAAAGCGGTAGCGGTGAAGATATGGTACAAACCACTTTCAGTGCAATGCCTCAAATACATAACGGAACGAAAATTTTAGAAGTAAATAATAAACCTGCTCTATATTATGATGGCACGGACTTTATGCAAGTGAACAACCAGCATATTATAAGCGGTGCAATGGGTTTTTATCAAGTGAATTACAATACTAATTCTGGTAGGGGCTTTGATTCTTCCGACCAATCAAGCAATTTTACATTATTGAATTTTAGATTTCAACTAAAATTAGCAGGAACGCAAAAATTATATACTGTTAGTCTACCTTATAATAATCAAAGAATATGGTTTGGCGGTAGAAATTCAAGCAATGAATTTTTAGCTAAAATGAATGGTAATACTTATGACCTTTCAGCTACAACGAGTACGGGCGATGTGAAAATAGAAAAACTTGGTAGTAGTGTATCTTATTACGATGGATATATACAAGAGTTTGTAATTTACGACAACGACCAAGAGAGCACCTCGTCCGATGTGATTACTCAAATTAACGACTTCTATTCAGTATTTACGCCCTAATGAGTTACTACAAAGGAACATATCCACAATGCTTTGATTATGATAATCAAGTGACAATTGGCGAATCTTACAACGAAGATAGAGGTATCAATTGGGCAATAATACACGAACATCCTAATGGAGTAGATTTCGCTATACTCAAGCATTCTAACTACGAAG